CTGTTTGAGCTGCACCGTAGAAGAATACTGTATAACCACGCATATCGCGGCTAACCTGGTGAGGTTGTATATTTAGAAGATTAATTTCTGCCATGTGTTTCTCCTTTATTAAATAGTTATAAGAGGGGTTAATTTCTTAACCCCTCATTACATTAGAATGAAAAACCACCTTCAGGTACTGCTGCATTTGTTGTTGCGGCTGCACCGGCGTTACGACTTGCATAATACTCGTCGCTTCTCTTCTTAACCTCAGCAAGATATACTTCTCTATCAGCAAGTGCCTTTTTAACATCCTCAGCTGTCATAACATCTGCATTACCAAAGTCATAAGGCTCCTTAGCTGCACCTGTGATGACCCACTCACGAACTCTACGCTCGAATGTGTCTACTGCATCTTCACCAAATGCAGATTCTGTCTTACGCTCAGTTGTGACAAGCTTGCTAACAATCTTACCCCATACCTTTGTGTAAACTGGGTTTGCACCAGTTACATCAAGGTCTTCAAAATACTTCATAGCACCAGGGTTTCTTGCTACAAGTGTGAATGGAAGAATATCATTCTTGAAGTTGAAGATTGCACATCTAATCTCTGCATAATCTTCTGCAATATTCTTCTCTGGATCAGCATCAACATGCTTTACAGCTGTGATAAGTGCATCGAATGTGAACTTGCTACGCTCATTCTCTGGGTGGAGAGAGTTAACGATTGTTACAAATCCTCCCTCATTTCTTGGAGAAGAAACAAGATCTTCCTGACCCTGTGGATAGAAGTCATTCAGTGCTGCACTTGGAGTAAGGCGAACCATTGTTGCATTATCCATACCATCATTAAGAATAGTCTTGCCACTCTCAATGATTCTCTTAAGAGCTGTGTAAGAACCATTTGTCTTACCACTCTTTGTAATCTCTGTTACATATGAGTAGTGAACCTGGAGAATATTCATTCCCGCATCATCGGTTGCTACATCAATTGTACCATTAATAAATTCTTTGCCATAGTTTTCTGAAGCTTGATTTTCAACTTTTCTAACTTGTAGATTATGCTGATAAATTCTTCCTTCTATAGTCTGTGTGTTTGTGTTATTTCTCATTAAAATTCTCCTTAAAATTCAGTTTCAAACTTCATTTCTCTTATTATTATACCACAAAATTTTTCAGTTGTCAATATCTGTGGCGGTTAGGATGTCGTAGATTTCCTTGTAATTGTCAGATAGTTTATAAACAGTTGGGTTCTTTCCCATCTTTTCTATTAGACCTTTATCAACAAGAGGTCTAAGCGAACCTGCAACAGATCGAGAACTAATCTGCATACTAACACCAATAGTCTGTGATGTGTATAATTCAAGCGGATCCTGCATCATAAAATCGACAATAGCCTTTCCCTTTGGAGTAATCATAGGTTTGGCGCCATTGCCGGTGTTCTGCAACTTATTCAGCATATCCATCGCTTCTTCGGGTGCATTAATTGCTGTGAGTCCTTGTTTGAGTAATGAATAAAATTCAGTATTAGTCATAGTAAAAATCTCCTTTTTTATCTTATATAAATATTATATCATATTTTTTATATTTATACAATAGAAGAAGAAATTGTTACAAATTTAAAGTAATTAATTCATTATTATAAGGAAGAACTTTTATCCAATCGCAGAACTGATGCCATTCTGATAGTTTATGGTTTTGACGCTGTGCGTATATGTTACGAATATTAGCATAAGACATAGTTACAGTGCGTGTTTGTAGCCAGGACTCTGGAAGTAAACGGATAAGTTCTTTCCAATATTTTTTATCTTTAGTTTCTAAATAACGCTGACGTAAAGTTTCACAAATATTAACCATATCTTCCCAAACATGGTAAGTATAAATATCAAGACGCCAAGACTCTGTATCAAAGATTTGTACGTTTGAATCATAGTCATCCATTTCAAAACAATCAAGAGTAATAGGAGTAGATGCAAGCTTGTGCATTGTAGATGTTGAATTAGCTACAGTTCCTATTTTATAAGTATCAAATTCTTTCCACCAATATAGTGGTGCTGTTATATCAACAGACACAAAGATTTGACGGAGGAATTTAGCATGTTCAGGTCCTGCGGTTATAAGACGCTGCGCAAGGTCGAGATCCCTTGGACCTAGATATGCAACATTTGCATAATACCCATCCTCAGAAAGTACACCGTTCTCTCTAAGCCAATTTTCTATTTCATCACAACGGTTATAATATTCATTATAATTTTCCATATCATGGCTTAATTCTTCCAATCCCATTTCGCGGCGCTCAATGTTTTCTTCATCTACCCAGAGATCAGAAATATCTGATTCTGGGAAGTCACATTCATCATGAACTATACCAAAGAAGCTGTCTGATTGTTTCCATGATTCTAGGGGGTTACGCATACCATGAAAAGCACCCTCAAAATTATATACATTAGTATTTTTAAAATCCATTATTTATTTCCTATCGTACTATTATATCCAAAACTATCTGCTTCGTATAAATTTATAAAATATTTTTCTTTTTCGTTTAATTCATTTGAAGGACATTCTGCCAATATTTCAAAAGCAAAATTCTCTAGTCCATATTCTTGCATAGCTTTATATAATTTATTACCAGGAGGTGTGTCAATACCTAAACCGCATTTACAATGGTCGTTCCAACGCTTATAAATATCAACACTTTGTCCTATATAACATTCATCAGTTTCAAGGTTGGTTATTTTATATATACCCATCTTGGTTTTATCTTGCAGAATTTCGGGAAACTTCCTTTTAGCAAGAGGTTGCCAGAAACTTTGCCAGATCAACATACTTAAGATCCGCGGCTTATGTAATTCACGCTTTACAATCTCTAGCCGCCTTATATCATCTAGATCATCTTGACTTGGAGTGAGGCGGTAATTGTCCTTGTTATCCTTCACTTCTTGTTCCCGTTGAAGGGCGGCACGGGCGGCCGCGCGGGTCGATGATATGGAAGCAAGATCGTTTTTAGTCTTTTCTATCTCTTGATTTAAAGATTCAATTTTCTTATTAAACTCATTATCTTGCTTTTGATATTCATTTTCTAATACATTACAATAGTTTAAAAATGCTTGTTCTTGTATCTTGTTTTCAGTTGCCGCAGTTTCTTCTGCTTTTTTATATAATTCTGCTATTTCATTAGTTTTCTTTTGAATAGTAGATTCAAGTTTATTTACTTCTTCTTCTTTATGATTTAAAGTAACTTGAATTGTATCACATTGATTTTTATAAGAATTATATGTATCTTTTAATTCATCATTTTTATCTTGTAGTTCTTTATTCTGTGAGTCAATTTGAGTATTTATTTTATGAGTATTCTTAGCAAATCTATAACTAATGATTAAGCAGATAACACTAATTAGTAAAATAATAGCTGTTATTCCGATACTCATAATTTCTCCTTAGAAAAACAGGGTTAGGTTATTAAAACCCAACCCTTAAGAATTTACAGGATTAATACCTAATTATTCAGCTGGCTCAGCGTCTGGATCAAATGCCATACCCTCAGCAGTCAGCTTGATAAGCTTAACCTTGTCATGAGTGCCATCAGCGTTCTCAACCTCTGCAGGGATTCTCTCCATGAGACCCTTTCTCTGGAAAGCAGAAGTTACAATACCGTTTACAGACTGAACTGGAAGTCCGAGTGCTGCAGCGATGTCCTTAGCTGTGAAATCCTTGTCGCTATTAGCCTTAACATAATCAAATACTTTTCTTGAATTTTCCTTTAGTGCCATAATAAATGTTTCTCCTTAAATTTAATTGTTATCAATATTATAATATATATTTTTTAGAATGTCAAATTTTTATTGAGTATATAATTGTCTATATACGACAACTCTTCCAATGAGAGGTCAGCCATAAGACACATCATTTTATCCATATTATGTTTGGTATTATGACCTAATTGACACTCTTTTTCTAACTTAATAATTTTCTTAGCTAGATTCTTTAATTCTTTTTTATCTCTCATCTTCATCTATATTATATAAAAAATTTTGACAGATTTCAACCTACTGCTGAATCAAAGCAATAAATTCGTCCTCGCTAATGATTGGGATATTAAGTTCCTTTGCTTTCTGGTTCTTTTGAGAGGTGCTATCTGTATCATTATTGATTAAATAATTTGTTTTATTAGTAACTGAACTTGTTACTTTTCCTCCCAGAGATTTTATAATATCCATTAATTCATCACGATTTTTATAATGCTTTAATTTCCCAGTGACTACAAAATTCTTATCTTTTAATATTTGTTTTCGCGGCGGTTGCGATTCGCTATAATTATCAACAAAATTAATATAATCTTTAGCTATTTTATCAATTTCAGTATAATCAAAATTCTTTATATCATAATCAGCAATAGAACCAAAATGAGGTAGGTGAGTAAAGTTAAAGTCTCCATGCACAGCTTCTCTAAAATCATACCAAGTATGGAAATAATCTGCTAACATAATACTAGCGGTTGTACTAATATTATGGATTCCTGCTGCCGCAATAAGTTTAGCTAAAGTAGTATTTTTACTTTCTTCTATTGCATTTAGAATCTTATCAACAGATTTTTCACCGAAACCACTCTGCTTGATCCAGTCTGCACGATGATTTTTAAGTAAGAAAATATCTTCTATACAATCAACCCAACCCCAGTCTATAAGTTTTTCCAGGGTCTTTTTAGAAAGTCCTTTTATATCTAACCCTTTCTTTCCACAAAAATGGTCTAGTTTATTAATCAACTTACCATCGCAATTAGGATTGTCACAGTAAAGAACTCCATTTACTTCTTTTAAATCTTCGCTGCCGCAAACTGGACATTTTTCTATTACATCATGAGCACTTACTCCGCCATGTGCAATTACATAACCATAGTCATAATGCGGTCCTGCAGACGCAACCTGGGGTATGATTTGATTGGCCTTGAATATTTCCAGAGGTTCACCTACATATGCACATGGACCAAGTAGTTCTCGCATAATATTAATATTATGTAAACTTGCTTTTTCTACTGTTGTTCCATCTATTTTAATAGGCTCAAATATAGCTACTGGAGTAATTTGACCTGTTCTACCCATAGTCCAACGAATAGTTTTCAATCTTGTTGGATATGTTTCATCATAAAACTTATAAGCTAAACCACCTTTAAAATGATGATCTGTGCGGCCAGCCGCTTCATATTCTTCTACATCATCATATTTAAATACAATACCATCAATAGGTAAACCAACTTCGGCACAATGATTTTGAATAGCTTTAACTTGATCTTCTATTCTAACAACATCTTTTTGACCTACTGCTCTTGGAATAGTATAGAATCCAAAGAAATCAGCTAATCTATTAAGTTTATGTGATAAAGTTGCAAATCCATCAAATCCTTTTATCACATCCCAAGCAATAAATGTAAGATGTCTTTTTTTACATTCATGTGAATCAAGAAGTCTAGCACTACCACTTGCAAAGTTTCTTGAGTTTTTATATTCATCTTTAAAATGCTCAAAATCTTGATCCAAACAAATTAATTCACCATCAACTACAAAAGTTTCTTCATTTGTAGCTATGTATTTCGGGATAGACTCTATAACCCAAGCATTATGAGTTATATCTTCACCAACTTTACCATTGCCGCGAGTTTCAGCACGCTGAAGTAAACCATTTTTATATATAAGCGAACAAGTTAAACCATCTGCTTTAGCCATGATGATATATTGTCTATCACCTATGAATGATTTAACAGCACTTAAATCTTTAGTCTTGTCAAGAGAAAGCATAGGATGGTTATGTTCAACCTTTTCAAGTTTATTTACTACTTGATAAGTAATGGTTTGGGTAGGAGAGTTGGTTAAAACAATCCCAGTCTCCTTCTCCATTTGCTCTAATTTAAAATATAAATCATCCCACTCTTTATCAGACATAATTGGAGTGCCTAAATCATATTGCTTAGTTGCTTCATTAAGTTTTCTTACTAGAGCACCCATTTCTAATTTATCTTTCATAGTTTTACTACCTTATTTATTTTACTATCTTTAATCATTATATTACCAACACTAGTTCTACTCAAGAGAGGAAGATCTGTTGTTTTAATACAGATTGAACTAGGTGTACCTATTAATAGAAGTTCATCAGTATCATCAACTATTGCGGCACCTGCGATATTCCCCTGTGCTGGACTTTTAGCGCGTATACCCTTGCCGCCCCGAGCCTGGATTGTGTATTCGGACAAAGCTGTCTTTTTGCCCATTCCATTTTCAGTTATAATAGCAAGATACTCATTCTGATTCTTAATAGGAAGTCCAACAACTACTTCATCATCAGTACCAAGATTAACTGCCTTAACGCCACAAGTTATTCTACCAGTTGGTGTTATACTCTTGGTTTCAAAATGAATAGAATATCCAGACTGTGTAAGCAGAATGATATTTTCGTCTTTAAGGAATGTGACGTTTGCTAATTCATCACCATCTTTAAACTTAATGGCTTGTAGTCCTGTTGTTTTCTTTGTATTCTTATATTCTTCAAGGGTAGTCTTTTTAATCATGCCTTTCTTTGTGAAGAATACTACATACTCTGCATTTGTCTGTCTATATAACGAAGTTACTGCTACTATTGTTTCATCTGGATCAAGTTTAATTAAATTACCCAGAGGTGTTCCAACTGAAGCATTGGTTCCAACTGGAACTTTATCTACTAACAAACGATACATCTTTCCTTTTGAAGAGAATATCATTAATGTATCAACTGTATTAGTTGAAATTGAAGCTAAAATTGTATTATCTAATGTTTTAACTCCTTTACCATTTCTTCTCTGTGTTTTGAAGCTGGCTCTAGGAACTCGTTTAGCCTCTCCTCTTTGAGTAACAATAACTACTACATCTTCCGGTACTACTTCAATAAGTTCCTTTTCTTCTTTTGGAATTTCAATCTGTTGAAGTTCTGTACGACGAGCATCGCCATATTTCTTTACAATAGCATCAAGTCTTTCAAGGATAATTTCCTTTTGATATTCTTCACTTGCAAGAATATTATTGAATGTTTCAATATTTGAGATTAAATCTTTTTTCTCATTATTGAGTTCGACAGATTCAAGTTTAGCAAGAGAACTAAGGCTTATGGCCAGGATTGCCTTTGCTTGTGCCTCTGTGAAGTTGTACTTCTCTATTAATGAGACTTTCGCGGCGGCGCTGTCGGCGGACTGCTTTATTAACTGGATAATGTTGTCGATATCTTCTAGTGCCTTAAGAAGACCTTCAACTATATGTAATCTATCTTTTGCTTTTTGTAGGTCAAACTCTGTTTCTTTAATCAAACAGCTAATATTATGCTCCATATAAACTTTAATACAATCTTTAAGATTCATTTCTGTTGGAGTCTTATCAATTAATGCTACTTGATTATAAGAGAATGAACTTTGTAGATTAGTCCTACTAAACAATTTATTTGCAATCGCATCTGGATTAACTCCGCGTTCACATTCAACAACTAATCTAAGTCCTTTTTTATTACTTTCATCTCTTATATCAGAAACACCTTCAACTTCTTTATTATCACAAACTTCACCAATGTTTGCGATAAGTCCTTCAATAGTTGTACCATAAGGTATTTCATAAAATACTAAAGAGTTCTTCTCTATTTTATATTTACTTCTAATTTTTACACTACCATGACCAGTCTTCATGATATTCGGGATGTCGTTCTTATTAATAATGACGCCACCCGTAGGAAAATCTGGACCTGGTAATATGGGATCGCGGCCGGCCGCATAGTCATGTATAGCAGCTGCTACTTCTCCGAGATTATGTGGTGCCCAGCTACACGCCATCGCAACACCAATTCCACTATTTGGATTACACAATAGGTTAGGAAATATTGCCGGCAATGAAATAGGTTCTTCTTCAGTTTCATCATAGTTAGGAATGAAATCAACATTCCTTTTCTTTAAACCAGCAAGCAATCCATCTTCAGCAAGCTTGGTTAACTTTGCTTCAGTATAACGCATGTGCGCCGGACCATCGCCTATAATATTACCATTATTACCATGCCAATCTATAAGTGGATACCTTAATACCCAATTCTGCGAAAGTCTGACCATAGCTCCATAAATAGAACTATCACCATGTGGATGCCATGTACCCATAACATCACCAACAATTCTCGCAGACTTTACATGAGGTTTACTTGATGTTCGACCAGTTGTATAAGCACCATATAAAATACGCTTCGCTACTGGTTTCAAACCATCTCTAGCATCTGGTATAGCACGATCTGTGTTAACGGCAACCGCATATTCTATAAAGTTTTGATGTAATTCATTTTTTATATCATTCTGCATTGTTTTTCTCTTTCAATTTTATCTGCTAATTGATAAAAGTTTAATTTTTGATCTTCTAAAGATCGAGTATCTATTATTTCTCCATTTACAAATTGAACTTGATGTAGTGCTTGATAAATTGAAGAATTATAAAAATCTTTCATATGTTTATCAAACAAGTCACTAGTTTCATAATCATAACTAGAAAAACCTTTTAAACTTACATAAGTAATATATGTATTCCAATTATAATTAAAATGTTTATATACCGTAGGAGACAATGGAAGATTATGTTCTTGACAATATTTGATTTGCTGTTCTGTAAATATCTTACTCAGCATTATATGTTGCCTCCGAACTATGTGCTTTAATGAAATTCTTCCTAGGTATAACTGCCGTCCCCATTAAGTCCTCGAAGAGTTTCGCAGTGGCTGCCGCGTCTTCAATAGTTATCTGTTTAATAATTCTTGATTCTGGGTTAATAAGTGTTTCTTCAGTCTCTTCAACACTCATTTCACCAAGTCCTTTCATTCTTCCGACCTGATACTTTTTACCTTGATGACTTGCTCTATATGCTTCTAATTCAGCGTCATCTTTAAGGTACTTATATCTATCTTTATTTTCTGTTATTTTATAAAGTGGGGGTACTCCTGCATACACATATCCTTCTTCAATAAGTTGTGGACAGAAGTTCCAAATAAATGTATAAAATAGATTCTTAATATGAGCACCATCGCATGTAATTCTTATGTTTCCATAAGCACTGACTATCTTTTACTCTCTTATTAGAGAGGAGACCATTTCGAACTGCGTATCAATAGCAGCCCTACTTCCCCGCCCAGAAGACAAAGGGAATAGTCGATACAGGTTCAAATATTTATCCATTTCTTTTCTTTTTTCTTATAAATAGGAAGATCTTTATAACTTCTTCCCCAAAGCATAGCTTGAAATGTTTGATAGGATACTCGATTTTTGTAATCTTGATATATTTGTTTAGCACTTTCATTTACATATCTGTGTCTTATATTTATGACTTCTTCATCTGTAAATGCGGCTGCCGCACCTTGACTTCCTTTGCTGTTTTGATAGATATAATATTGTTTATTTTCTTCTGTAAATACTTCTGGCATTATATGTGACCAGCTTTTGCCTTGCCAAACATTTTGAAAATATCCAAAAGATATAATATCTTTAAATTCTTCATATACGTCTTTTTGTTTTAAATGCTTAGCATAAGCTTGACGAATTTTGATTACATCTTGTTCATTGAGTTTAGCTCTACCATTATTAGAACCGGTAGATTGTTGATTACCACCTAATGAACAATTGTATCCATTATTATAAGTATCATAAAATTGAATCCAATATTCTTCTCTATCATTAAGCTGATCTATAGAACATTCTTCAATAATTTCATAGGTGAAATTATCTGCACCGTATTTTTGTATTGCTATATCTAGTGGAATACGACTTGTTGAACCTTTGGTTTTATGTTCTTGAAATCGTCTTTCTATATTATTGCTTTGTCCTATATAGCTTTTTCCATTAATTTTATTTGTAATTTTATAAATTCCTATCATTTTTATTCTCCTTCATTATTATTTTGAAAGAGAATGAATAAATATTTGTTTCCCACGGGATTCCCATGCTATTTTATAGTTTAGGGTTCCCCGTTAGCAAAAATCTTTTTCTCTTTCATATTTATATGAAAACCATATGGATCTCATAAATATGATTTGTCCAAAAATTTTTACCCGCTTGATTAAGCGAAAAGTCTTTCATACGCCGATAAGTTGACGTCAGCATCGCTCATGATGATAATTTTTCCATATCTTAAATCTTCTTTATCATAAGTTACTTTCATATTCTTTGGATCAATAGTCAAACCAAATGCATCTATCATAGTCATAATCTCTGCATTTTTTTGAATCTTGTCCAATGAAGCTTTTTGAGTATTAAGAATTTTACCTCTAACTGGCATAACAGCTTGGAACTTATTATCCCTTGCCATTTTAAGGTTGCCTGAAGCAGAATCACCCTCTGTGATATAAATCTCGCATTTACTTCTATCTTTTGAACTACAATCAGCAAGTTTACTATCAAACTTAAGAGCCTTATCTTTTTTCTTATTTTTAGCTCTTACTGTATCTCTTGCTTTCTTTGCAGCCTCACGAGCCTTTTTCGCGGCCGCCGCTTTGTCGAATATGGTCTTGATTTCTTTCTCATTTAGAGCTAACCATGTCTGGAGGTTTTCCGCCAACGCCGCACTAAACGGAGCCATATCTATTTTTGTTATTCTACTCTTGACCTGAGCATCATACGCTACATTAGGTGCTGTTATATTAAATACAATATACATACCTTCTTGTATGTCATCACCAGTTAAATTTTCATCTTTTTCTTTAAGCCACTTCTTTTCTTTAAAGAACTTGTTAAACTCTCTTGTGATAACAGACTTTGTTTGCGTTATATGCTGTCCAGATTCAGTAAGACCTGTATTTACATAAGGAATTAATGTAGAAGCATAATTTGATGTATATGTAAGAACCATATCCATTTTATTCTTACCTTCTACAAAATTCATATTAAATCTATTATTTATTAACTCTTTATCTTTTACTGCATCATCAACGAGGTCATGTAATCCTCTAACTGATGAATATACCATCTTTGTTCCATTTGCATCAAGATTAATTATTAATCCTGGACAAAGACAAGATATAGTTTTAAATAAAGTTTTAATTTTATTTAATTCAACTTCTGGATGTGTGAAGAACTGTTCTGAAGGTTCCCATATTACTGTTGTACCAGATGGGTCTTTTGTTTTACCCTTTTTACGAGAATTAAATACACCTTCAACAAAATGTATTGATTCACTTTCACCATCACGAACGGTTGTTACATCAAGATAATGTGATAAGAATGTAGTTATTTTTGAACCAATACCGAAAGAACCAAGTGAAGTTCCTTCATAAGTTCCATCTTCTCTATATTTACCAGAAGTGTTTAACACACTAAAAGCAGCTTCAAGGATAGTTTTACCATCTTCTCTAAAGCTGTTTGGAATAAAGCCTTGTCCATAGTCTCGGACCTGGACCTTTGCCCCACTAATAGTTACATCAATTTGATTACCATGACCTAATCTAAATTCATCAATAGAGTTAGATATGATTTCAACAAGTAACTGAGTTGCATATGTCGTGTCACCGGCATATACTCCAGGTTTGAGCCGAGTAAATTCTAATGGAGATAAAGACTCAATTGAGTTTTCATTATATAAATTAGTCTTTGTTTCTGCCATATATTACCTCATAATTATATCAGTATAATTTTATTATATAGATATTATATCATAGTTTTTTAAAATTGTCAAAAATTTTTTATTCTTTGAGGAATTTGCGGTAGCTGCCGCAAAAACAGGCAAAAAAAATAAGGTTAGGTAATTTGTACCTAACCTTATATATTAGAAGCATGCTTTAATTGCTTCGTTTTCATTTATTAAATTTTGTAATTCTTCTAGAGCTTCATCTACTAATTTGCAGAATAGTTCAAAACTAATAACCTTGCTAAATTGTGGGAATGTTTCTAAAAATTTATTATATACTTGAGCTAGTTTAAGTCTACCTGTGCCGCTGCCTAAAGCACTTTCTGCACAAGCTACTGCCCAAATTAACCATTCCTTAACAACCGCAATCTTTTGGTCTTTTGACTTCTTCATAAATTCTGCAATTAAAAAACCAATAATAAGAGCTAAGAATAAAAATCCAATATAAACTGCAACACTGCTACTCATCTATATCCTCCTTATCTGCTTCAATTAATTGTTTAAATACCTGATGGAAACCAGTTGATGCTAAACCAGATAAAGCACCAGCTAATAAATTTTCTAATGTCCAACCTGCGGTTATGCCGCCAAGTAATAAACCAAATAAGCAAAGAACAGTAGGAATATATTTGTTATCAACGTCAGTAATCCATTTCTTTAATACGTAACCTAAAGCTAAGCATGCAACTATAATTTTAGGAACATATAAAGAAGAAATTAAAACTCCTAATTGCATAATATTGTCCTCCTTTCAGACTGAATATTATGAAAATTAGGAGTTATATTTTAATTTTTTCTGTCCAACAGTTTATATCTCTGCTCTATTTCAGCATCTATTGCTTTAATTTCAGCTTTACAGTGATCTATTTCTAGTTTAAGAAATTCAATTCTATCAAGAACCTTTTCACTTGCCACATTCTTACGCATCTGGGAATATGCTGTATTGAGTTCCTGAAGAGCAAATTTTCTTATTCTAATCTCATATTTGTAGTATGCTTTCCAGGCTCTAAGTTCTGCAAAGGTGCCGCCTATGATTTCACTAAACTCATCCTCATCTTTGTTTACTTTTGCTGTACCACTGAACATACCCTGTGGAGTCATAAGCGTGACTTTTGATGTACCTTCTGCTTCATCAAATTCAGCATTATAGAAATATACTTTCCTAGCCATTCATAATCTCCTTTTCTACTTTCTTTCTTATGTGCATTTTAATTTGATCTATATTAACTGGCATACAGTTATGGCTATCAACTCCAACATGATACATATAGGGATTATCATTGAAGAAATTAGAGTTCTGATGAGTATGCCCATATAGGTTTATTACTGGTAGATGCTTTTTACCATCATCATAATTTGCTACAAGAGTAGGATAATGGGATAGATAAAAATTCCATTTACCATCTTGTATCATTGTTGCATATCCTTCATTTATCCAACCAAGTGATTCATAAAGTGCTATACGCTTTGGAGAATCATGATTACCAATGATAAAGTGTGTTTGCCATGGGATCATTTTAAGGTACTTTGCAGCCGCTTCAATTGTCCCCATAGCAATATCACCAAGAATATATAGGTCATCGCCTTCTTCAACACAACTAAATAGATTGTTGATGATAGTCATATTCATTTCTTCTATTGTTTGAAACCCTCTTTTTTCTACGATAAAATCTTTATTATGGCCCAGTTAAAGGTGCCAATCACTTGTAAAGTAAATGGCCAATATACTCACCCCCTTTTTGGTGTGGTTAATGCTTCTATCACACTCATTCCTTTTTTTATTCTTCTATAATAACTTGTAGTGCTTATATTATATATTTTACACCAATCTTTAATTGTATGTCTTTCACCGTTGATTAATGGATTGGTACGATTATATTCTTTTATTCTATCTTCTATTGTAATATTATTTTCAACAATATTACCATTAATATCTAAAGCACAAAAAATATAACCTTTAATAATATTATATCTATTATCTCCTCGTACACTTTTGCTAATAGAACCTCTATCTGAGTGTAACACTTCAGCGGCTTCTTTGATTGAATCAAAATATAATATATCCATTGGATTTTCTACATTAACAGCAATAAGATGAGTTTTATTTTTATAATTTTTAATAGGTTTAGAAATAATTTGTTTATTTTCATCTAAATCTCTAAAAATATCTCCATGATAAGAGCTTAATTTACCTTTACAAACTAATCTGATTTTTGTAGCTTCTTGGTCTCCATTAGTTTCACTATTATAGTTTTGTCTTGCTGCTTCATGATATGATGGATAAATTTCAATAATATTTTCTTTTGAATCCACCTTAGCACACGCTTGTTTGTTACTAGTTTTACTAAGATTTTCTTTGCCTAAATATTGAGGTATTGTTTGATAAGTTTGATTATATCCATTGTTTACTGCATCATATGCAATAATTTGAGCATTCTCAAAAAGTTGCATTTCTAAAACAGAATTAAAATCATCTTTAATAATTTCAAAATAGAAATTATCTAATCCATATTTTCTAAAGGCTTGATATAATGGATAATTATAGTGTTTATGGTTTGGATTATTTGCGACTGTTTTATGTTCTCGCCATCTTCGTGCAACATCAATACTTGAACCAATATACACTTTATTATTTATTAAATTGGTAATTTTATATACTGTAAACATATTGTATCTCCTTTGTTATTATATATAAAATTACTATTAATAATATTGTTTACTTTTGACCAACTTTTTTGAAAGTCACTTGTAAACCATATCACTAATCATCACCTTCTTCTATAATTAATTGATTGTCTTCTCCAACGCTTGCTATTACATCGAACCCTTCTTTGAGTGATGGAATAGTAAAAGAATTGAACATACCACGAAGCTTATCTTCTGGTACACAAGTAATGCCAACACGTCTAGCATTGCGTTCTCTGCATACTCTATATGGAACATCCATATAAATAGCATATTTCTTGCATGGCACAGAAATATGGTTAAGCAGATAAAGTCTAGAACGATAATTCAAAGAAGTCTGATCTGCTATAACATTTTGTCCAGCCGCAAGAGCCTTATTGATTGTATTCCAAAAAATGTCAGTTACTTCGCTTTCATGAGAGAAGTAGCTTTCACCATTCTTGAGTAAGCTGAATCTGATTGCATCTCTTGAAACATGAAGTGCATGTCTATTCTTTGCAAGAGACTTAGCAAATGTAGACTTACCAGATCCAGGTGCTCCACACATTACATATAAGTTAGCCATTAATATAATCCTTCCTTTCGTTTTTGATCTATGAACGCAGGCCAATTCTCTATAATACGATTACCATTTTCATCAAAGTTACCATTGTTGAACTCACATAAAAAATCTTGATACATATACTTACCTAGGTGTCGAACTTCAGCATGATTAGTATCTTCGTGACAGTGAATACAATAAAGTTTCTTTAAGTGTCCAGATGGTCTTTGTCTATTTTCCTTACGTGGAATATCAAATCCACGATTACCACATTTAGTACAATAGAACTGACTCATTGCCATAGCCATAGTATATATTATATCCTTTCATATTTATATAATAATTATATCATAAATTTTTACAAAATAAAAGAAGGGAGTTTTTGCTCCCTTTCTTGTTAGCCATGATATTTAACCAGATAGTCCGGATCAACGCACTTAAATGATGTAGAACCATCCTGTGCTCTGAATACCACACCCTCTTTGATTTTATGATTTACAATTGATTTTTTGCTATGAACAAATGCTCTAAGTTCTTCTATTGTATCTGGAAGAATATATCTAGAATCAAGTATTGGAACACATGGGATCTGGTATCCTCCTTCAAGGAACTTAACCATAGCTTCTGTTCCCCATCTACCTTGATCTGATGTAACAAGGTTAAATGCCATAAACTGATGATCAGTTAGATCATATGTATTTTTTTGAATACCTGCTCCATATGTTTCACCCTGGATTGTTATCCAATCCCATTCTGGATGGTTTGTGAGCATTTCTCTAAGTTTATTTTCTATATCATACTTTTCAGCCATTTCGAGATAGACATTACTGTCATAATAGCACTGCTTACCTGGCTTGTCAAATACTACATTACGAGAACAGATATAGAACTCTTCGCTATGAAACACGCGGCCGCGCTTCATGGTAAAAGTTGTACTAGTTCCATCTATTTTCTCTGTAGCAACCCATGGTTCTTTGTGTTCTAGGATCCATGGCATATTTTCAACCCGCTCTTCATCAGTCTTTTTAACCCAGGCAGGCCAGCCGCGTTTATCTTTTTTCTTTCCGAAGAAGATGAAAAGTAATTTCTTACCCCAATCACGCTTCATAAGCCAACGGAATGGCTGTTTTGCAAATAGCTTATGATGACGCTGTGCCATGCTTTTATACTTATCTATTGAATTAGCTTTACGCTTATTATCTTCAGCAACTGCATAAGTAATTCCAAGCACTTTAGTTAGGAATCTTGTTTCATCATTAGGATAATGGAAATCTCCATTTCCATCAATGATTACTTCAGTTCTAACTCCACCTACTGGCTCAATCTGAGTTTCCCAACCAAAATCTTCTGCTGACATAAGAAGACCTTGTGAGTAGAACTTGCCATATTTCTGAGTCTTGATTTTATATTTCTTAGGGGCTAGGAAAGCGAAGGCTTCTTCTGTTTCTGGAACCTTTGAATCAATCTCAAAATAGATTCCAACATCACCAGGCTCGAATTGACCCTTACGAACCATAATAGTCCAGCCACCTACTACCGCACATTCAACTCTATCCTTGCCTTCAATTGGTTTGATTTCGTCGATTGTAACAAGATAGCATAATTCTCTTTGATTATCTTTATTTAACATTAGAAGAACCTCCTTTCTATATAGTTTTTCATAGCTTCTTCTTTATCATCGGACATATAGATTGTACGCCAACCATCATCAGGTTCCCAATCATATACTGGTATGAACCTAACTTGAATATGATAATTTTTATTTTTATCTACCCATAGTCTATGCTGTTTTGCCCGTTTCATTTCCATTTATATCCTTTTTTCTCTTCTGCTCTTTTATAACATTGTCTGGCATAACTCATGCCTTTTTCAGTTAGCCTCCAAAGATATGGAGAAAGTTTAAATTCTTTTATTACGTCATCATATTCTTCTTTATCAGCTATAATGTAACCATTATCTGCTAAATAATCAAAGTTGCGGATTGCTTTTCGATTAGGTTCAGTTCCTATTAGAAAAGTTCTATAAAAATAAGTTTGATCATTTTTCTTTAACTCTTTAAACATATAAGCCAATATATCTTCTTTATTTTCTAAATTTTGTGTACGCATCAAAGATGATACAGGAATTGATCGAAGATACTGAATATCATTTATATTACCACCGTACATATATATTTCTCCTTATTTCTTTTACTAATAAATTATATCATAAAATTTTAAAAAAATAAAGGGAAACTATATTGTTTCCCAATAGTTACCTTTTAGAATATTGTCCATTTCTAATACTTTATCATTAAACATCATGATTTTTTGACCATCACCAGGATGTATAGGATAGACCCTAAATTGATGATAATGACCAAATAACCAAAAGTTTGACTTAGTGATATGATTTATATCATTTAGATACCATTCTGTAGTTTTATTTACAGTAGATTGATCTATCATTGGTAAATATAAATCAGTTGGTTCATATTCACTTGGGCAAGTATGACTAAGTATAAAATCAAAATGCTGATTAGCATAAGCAATTTGTCTACCCATAGCTTGTTCTGCATCACTAAGTTGTTCTGATGCAAACCATTCTAAACCATTTGCAATTCTATATGGTTTATCTGCCGAATAAGCGCCAGGAATTACAAAAGTTTTATATCCTTTCAAATAGTATACCGATGGCTGATCAAGAGCATAATAAATATTCGGATATGCAAGTTCTTGAAATACTAATCCTTGAATTGCATTACATTTTGAAGGAATCATTATTTTATTCCAGTTTTCGGGATACATCTTAGTTACATTTTCAGCACGCTCTTCATGGTTACCTCGTACAATGAAAAAATTACATGGGAGTGTAGTAAATTTCTGTTTAAAACTCCTTGCTCTTTTTGGTTCAGTCCAATAATTAAGACCAGAATCACCAAGTAAAACTATCCAATCACTTTCATCTAAAGGTGCTTGTCCACACGCGGCAAGGCGTGCCGCAAATGCCTGGACCCATTGAAACTGTCCGTGTATGTCACCTATAAAAAATATTCTATTTTGATACATTATGTTCACCTCCAGCTCGTAATAATGTTATAATAATTTCAAATCCATCAAGCACGCCGCGGCGATACATTGGGTCTAGTTCAAAAAGATCCTCCCTTGCCGCGAGTTCAGTTTGATATTCTTTTAAAAAATCTGCTATAATAATTAATTCATTACCCATAATAATATTCTATATCACTTTCTGTCTCTTGTTCAAAATAAATAGGTTCTAATGTATTTAAATCTAATAAGCAGGTTTTATCAGTTGCGAAACAACCTAAATCAATATCAATTTTATGATTATCTGCATATCTAATAATTTCGGGATTGCGCTGTACTGTTGTTTTGTCATATTTTTCTATACCATTTACAATAAATCTAAATAAAGCAACCGTTGGTGTGTGGCCATGAATCATATATGTATTTTTATATTCTTTTTCTATTGGCCAGCTTTCATGAAAATGATACCTATTCCACATTGGATCATCTTGACCAACTTTAATACAATATCCAGAGTGGTCTAAAATAAGTTTTTGTCCTTTATTATTATAGATAATTTTTTGATAATTTAATTGTTTAACTTGCTCCAATACCTCATGGATTTGATTTCCAGTATAGGCTTGCATATTTAAAAATGTATAATGGCCGCCATTCATAAACCAAAGATTATCATACATAGTAAAACTATTTATTTCTAATCTTGGACGATAATAGTCTAACATTAACTTTTCATGATTTCCCATTATCATCTCTGTATTTGGTCTATTAAGTACTTCAATTAAAATATCAAAACCATCTAATCCTCTATCAACACAATCTCCAAGACAATATAATTTATCTTCAGGTTTTAAATATTTTTTAATTTGATTCCAGAGTTCTTTTTGACCATGTAAGTCACTAACTGCATAGACTGCCATTGTTATCACCTTCTTTCTCTATATAATAAATTTTATCATATTTTTTTATTAAAGTCAACAAGGACAAAATAGTTTCAGTAAACATATTACATTTTTAAATCTCAAG